GTTGATTGATCATCGCCTGTCGATTTTCGAATGGCGTATTTCTTAGCCGTAACGCAAAATCAGCAGCCTCATTTTTCTGTCCCTGTGTAATTAAGCCAGTGTTTTCGGCTACCTGTTCAAACATCTCCGGAAATTCAACGGACAATTGAGCAAGTGAACGATCTCTTTGTGCTGGATCATCGCTGGAGGCTAATTGCTGCAGTTCCTGTTGGCGTTGTTGACGTAAAACCGCTGCATCGTTGGCCTCGACTTGTTGTTCGCCAAGTCTGACCTGATTTGAAGCTATTTCTGCAGCTGATGCGGCCCTATCTCGTTCTGATCGAATTGTCTCGATCTGTGAAGCGGGTACGCCGGCTGCAAAGGACACAATGCCTTGACCAACGCGTGATAAAAGCCCTCGTTTAACTTCTTCTTCTGGAGTTGCCATTAGATAAATGCTCCTGCAACACGCGCCAATCCACTGCGTCTCGCTGCGGCTGTCGCTTCAGTTCCGGCGCCCAAAACATCACCACGGCCCGCCAAAAGGCTGGCAATATTGGCCGATATACCTGCACCAACGCCGGCCTCACCTGCGACTGCACTAAGACCTCTTCGTGCAACATCCGCTAAACGACTCTTGCGCTCACCCAACTGTGTCGAGGCAATGCCAAAGGCCTGTTCCTGTAGCGCAGTACGTACATTACCACCACCCAAACCACCGATTGCTGCTTCATTACGCAGTAACGCACGTTCCTGGCGTTCACGCAGAAAAACCTGACCAGGAGATTCCTGAAATCCTGCAATAGCAGCCTGTTCAGCTTCTGCGCCTCTAAGTCCTAAAAATTCGGCCTCTCTTTCGCCGGCAGCACCACCACGTTCAGCAAAGCCAGAAAAGTCCTCGCGAGTAATATCACGCTGGCGGCGCAGTTCAGCAATACCCTCAGTACGACCAGCTGCTCTTTGTTCGGCTGCTTCCTCTTCAGCCCCTCCGAAGAATATTTTCTTTACAAAAGCCATAGTAATCAATCACTTATGAATTTAGTGATCTCCTGATAAATAAGTTCTCGTCACCGAGCAGTCTGAAGCCTAATTGTCTTGCGAACAGTGTAACGTGTTTCAACTTAGGATCAATCTCGGCATAAACACACGACCATCCATTTTCAAACACGATTTGAATCGACTCCTCCACTGCATCATAAGCTAACTTGCCACGTTTTGACGGCAGTATATTGGGGTGGATCATTAATCCGTCTCTAAATCTATGAAAGGTGATGACACCATCACCATCATTGACAATGAAGTACAATACATCCGACAAATAGGGCGGATCAAAAGGCTCTATTCCTTGAGGCGCAATATCCTTCCAGATATCCGGATGCTGCAGAATGGAGTTCACGATATCCATGTCATAGGTTCGTCTGATCATGTCATTTGCTGCCCGCGACACTTCCATATCGTTGCCTCAATCTTCCGAAAACGCCCCGATCCGGCCGCTGCTATTGATCGAGAGCCGGTCGTACCGTCCGCCTCAAAGATCAGCGTATCGGTGTCGATCACGACGTTCAACGTCTTGCTGGTATCGTTCTGCACCTCAACCACTGAGCCTATTTCAAATCCCACCGAATCATTATCGGGGATAGTCGTCTTTAACGCTACCGTGCCGGTAAAGCGGATCAAAGTGTCATCGAGTACCCACGTATAATCACTGCTCTGCGTATTGACCGGCGCAGCAACCACATTGTTGACGTCCTCAACCAGGTTTTCAATCGTCTCGGCAAAGCGCAGACTCGGCAAACCGTTGCCTTCAACAAAAGGATCAAATCGGTTCGGTGCGGATCGTTTGGTCATATCTGCGGTGTTCTTGAAGAGGCCGAGAACTCAGCATCCAGCCGAATTAAAGTGCTTTTGATCGGTTCAGTTGTTGTGAATCGCAATACCCGATCTCTGGGTATCTGTCCCTGCCGGCGCCACGATGGAATCCGCTTACGTTCACCGATTTTACCGTAAGAACGAAGGCCGGCACTGGTAAAAATACCACTCTGATCGTCTGAGAACTCCATTTTGATCTGCGGATCTAGTCCGGCAATCGTGCCTACTCCAGCCTCCATTGTCAGCATCAGTTTAGAAACGGTCAAAGGAAATCGATCGACATCAAAAGGCTGCGACGTCTTCTGTCGTTTAATGACATTGCCGTATTCAGTATGAGTGTCTTTATCGAAGGTGCCAATACGGCCATCAATCGAATCGGCCACAATTAAGTCACCAAAGACACTCACAATCGCAGTGACTCGCCACTTGTCATCAACCACTCCGGACTGTCTTTCATGCCATACGTTCTCACCTGTTAGCGCACTGGTGGTCGCGTCATAGACTAAAGTGCGTGAGGGAATGCGGATCGATGTAAAGGTGAAGGCGACAAAATAATTTCCACCGTGAGCATAAGTAAAAGCAAAAGCATCAGAAATCTCATCCGCTGTATATTCCTGAATCGCATTATCGACTGCTGATGTTGATATTTTTCGAACACCGGCCTCCATGCGCCACACTGCAGTAAGTTCGTTCGGCGCACCACCTAAGAAGACAAAGGAATTGTCAAAATCAATGATGCTGTGCTTTGCCCTTAAGCCTTTTTGTATATCTCCGCCCCTGACGCGTTTAAACGGAAATCCAAAACCTCCCACATTCTGAAATAATTCAGCAGTATCCTCACCCCAAACACGCAGCTCATTTCGGTTTACATGCACCGCCACAATCTTATCCGGACGCACCTCTGCCGTGCCGAAATCGAGTGCGTTATAGATCAATGGTTGGTTCAGGTTCGAGATGAAAAACTGTTCACCATCGGAAGCCGAAAAAACGAAAAACCCATCCTTGAAATCGACCGTATCCGCTATCTGAAAATCTATGTCTGTTATTTCCGTAAGGGATGAATCGACATTATCAAATACATATCCAGTGACGCCAGGCACAACAATGACCAGAAACTGACCGTTATTGGCCAGAGATACGCGATCTGCACCGTCAATCGTGCCGTGGTTTGTGGCGACATTATTGGCATCAAATGAGAACAGTGCGTTCTCGTTGACGAAATACGGCACACCGTTAACGACTTGAGCACCGCGATTGATGCCGGTAATGGTAGTTCCTGTGAGTGTTCGAGTGGCAATGCCAAATACGTCAAAGAGTGCCCGATTATTCAGAGCACTCGCTTGTGGAACAATCGGAATCCAGTTAACGCAGCGTTGGTTGACCAGTGGCGTTGAGTCCGATTGATAAAATCCGGTGGCAATTTCTAGTTGCATTTGCGGCGAACATTCGACGGGTAGAATCGGTGATCACGCAGATTGCCTGGTGCATCACCATCGGCCACAAAGTGATTATCCTCATTACCGCTGCCAATCGGTAAGCTATCCGGAAATTCTGTTGGCTTGAGATCGATCGAGCCACGCAATGAACGTTTGCTGCGGCGCGCACGAAGCCTTAATTCATCACCAACTGTACGTCCGTATTCCGGCGCAATATAGACCGCAAGATTGGCTTTGATAGCGCCTATCGCACCGAGATCGACAAAGAGTTCATCGTCTGCATCGTCAAGTGTTTCGTAACCAACATTGATGCCGTTGACGTTCCACTCGTTCATCATGTCGTTGAGTGCAATACGACCGTCTTCAACCTCATTGGGAGTGATGGCGGTTTCTGCGACCTTAATCTCTAATAATAGCAGCGCACCCTTTACGATCTCAGTGACTGTTGCCATATTCAATTGCCTCGAATGCTTTATCAGAGCCTATTTCAAGCACGAAATCACGCAGCTCATCATTCTCAAACTGCATGATCCAATGATAATTCCATAACGGGGAGCCGGGTATACCAACCCCGACATCCCCATCAATAGAATAGTCCTTAATCAACTCGATTAAGTCTTCCAGCCGTGTCCTGCGAACCACGGATTAAGTGTGGCAAATGCAGGCAGAAGATCGAAACGCACCTTCTGTTGGTTAGCATCACCGTCCGCATACTTTGAAACACGCAAACTGAAACCGTCCTCAGTGGTCACTGTGGTATCGGTAGAGAATAACTTCGGAAGTTTAACCGATGCCATGCTGAACGCTTGCGGATGATAGAACAGGTTTGGCGAAAATGTCGCACCCTCGGTGAGAATGTCCAATACATCGTCATCCTCAATGACATTGTTGACCGTATTGTAAGCAACATTCGCCTCGAAAATTGCCGGAGACGATACAACCAGCGTTGCCGCGCCACTCGTGAATGCCGCATCTGAGACAGTAACGCCGCGCCAAGGAATGTTTGCACCTGCTCCATCAAGCGCCGCATTCCTGGTCGATTGATTCAATAACGCAGTGTCTTCGGCCGCGCCAATCTGAACGACTGAACCCGCTGGCAATGTTCCGCCAAACGTGCCAAAACCATCCACGATAATCGTTTGCTGCATAGTATCCTTTGCCGCAACATACGTCGCTGTTGGTGCGCCATTGACCGCACCAGCCGGATCTGCAATCGCCGCAATGGTTACCGATCCGAGCGCATTTGCCGTTAATGCCCGAAGGCCACCAAAGTTACGTGAAATCTGTGCATTCTCCCATGCGGTACGAACCAGTGAATCGACTGCGGTTAATGAGTTCTGTTGGTCCGCCAATACAACCTGAGTGAACGGGTTGATTAGGTAATACCAAGGCATATCGCCAGGAACGCCTATAGAACTCAACAGCGCGCCAGCCTCAGCGACATCTGACCACGCTGTAACAGCCGTGCCGGGAGTGCCGTGAACCAGGCCGGAGTTCTCTAGCATGAATTGCGCAAAATCCGTCTCAAGATCGGTGACAATACGTCTTGCCATTGGTGCGATGATCTGATCTAACTGATCAAGCTCCAGCGCTTCTTCAACATTGCCCCACTCCGTTGCCGCAGTGAAATAATTCTGAACTGTTGCCGTGGCCTTACCAGAGATGATGTCATCTTTGACTGAGCTAGAGATATCACCGCCTGCGGTACGAATCGTTCGATAGTCATGTGGACGCTTGATGTCCACAGTCGTACCCGATGCCGGTGTGAATTTGCCCTCGAAAAGCTGAGTATCGACAGTCTTGGTCACAACTCGATTTGACTCGAAGTGCTTCAAGAATATCCGCATCAGCTTTCGGGTGATGTTACTCGTTAAACTGTTAGCCATGTTCTAGCTCCTATTCGTATTGGGCCCCCTTCTCCCAGTCTTCCTTCTGTTCAGGAGCTCCACCGCCTTGAATCCTGGTGGGTGGGTCGGGCGCATTACTTGTTTGTGGTTTCAGTAAAGAGGCCTTTTGTCTGACATCACCGTTTAAGTGATTAACCAGCTGCAACACAGACATCCTGTTCATATCCTCTAACTCAACAGGATTTTGCGATAGATAAGTCACCAACAACGGGCCATCCGGATCTTCCAGAAGTACATCCTGAAAGGTTGTGGATATTCCATAACC